TTGGTCAATTAAGTATTTAGAACTGTCAGGTCCTGTCATTACATAATTGCTTTTTGCTTGTAACGCAATATCATGTACATCTAAATCAGCTTGAGCAATTTCAGTTAAACCTGCGAAGGTTGAAGAACCACCACCGCCACTTGCAGCTGCCCAAGTATAATCCGAACCATTCCATTGTAAGAATTCGTTTGTTCCTGCGCTTGAAACGTTTAAGTGAGTATCTACTTTTGAATCGGCATATCTAATTGAAGATTCAACTGAAGCAACACCTGTACTTGTTGTAATTGTTGTGCCGTCTGTAATTGCCGAAACAAAATCAGCAACGGTTTCTTTCTTTGAATTGCCTGAGTCATCAGAATCAACGAATGCAATACTATCAGCTGCTTGGTCAATATTACCAGAAGCTAAACCGTTTAGATCTGTACCGCCTCCACCACCGCCGCCTCCACTTGCAGAGATCGTAATTGTATCAGCAGTATTATCAGCAGCAATTGTTACATTAGAACCTGCGACGAAAGTAACCTGAGTTGTTGCACTGTCTGCACCAATTGTAGTACCGCCAACAGTTAGTTGTGTAAATGTGTTTTGATCTGCAGGTTGAGCAACCCAAGCGTAATCAGAACCATCCCAACTTAATACTTCATTATCAGAAGCTGAACTTGTATTTAAATGTCCATCAACATCGTTGTTTGCGAATGATCCACCGCCACCGCCTCCACCGCCGCTTCCACCTTCAACCCAACTATAGGAACCGTTTGCGCTCGTACCAAGAACGTAACCATCTACTTCTGCATTTGTGATATTGGCCGAATATACAAACGTGTTTAGAGGATCAACATAATTAGTGATAGGTCCTGCGGAGGTATCAGATAATAGTTTATTCCAACCTGCGTGGGCGTAATACATTGCACCAGTGTTATGAGCATGAGCAATAATACCATGATAGGTACTTGCGTTAACTTCTAATATCTGCTCTTCTGTTGAATATAGGAATGATACTTTATGCGGTTTACCTAATAAATCCAAAGCACCGTTATTATCAAATAAGTCAATTGGATTATTTGCATTACCTAATGCTAAGTATACTTCCGTAAAGTTATCGTTTGCTTTATCAAAAGCATTACGTAACGGATCACCTGTCCCGTCATTCGCTGATGCTCCGATATTAATTATTTGCTTGGCCATAGCTCTTCTTTCCTAAAATTTTATTTAATTAAATATTTATTGTTAATATGTTGTGTCGAAATCATTCTCGAAGTATTTGTTAATTAGTCTTCTCATATCCGCAGTTACTTCGTGACCTGCCTGATCTCTCAACCATACTACTTTACCGTAATCACTAATCCTACTGTTTGTTCCATATACGAAACCACCTGTTAATTGAGACCCAGTATAATTAGTTGCTTGCGCAAATCTGAACGATGAATCGTTTGCACTTAAGAATGTTGGACTGTTGTTAATAATGTTGCTTCCACCGCCAATGAACGGTACAGTATAGTCTTGTATTCCGTTAAGTTGTAATATTCTTCTCTGCGGTATTGGGTTTCTAAACTGATCGTATCCATCGTTAGGATATAGGTCACCAGTTTGCGACTCATCAGAAGGATAATAGAATCTGCTGTTTCTATATTGATCTGTATTCGTTTGAGATATTAAACAAGCAATTACATCAACACTCAGATCTCTTATTTCAATTGCTGCTCTCAACGCAAGAGCACCACCGTTTGATTGTCCTAGAATACGAATCTTGGTATCGTCAACGTTATTATATACTTTTAATTTAGCAATCATTTCTACTAACATGTCAATGTCAGGACCATTACTGACTTCCATAGAAACGTTCCAAGAATTAACGAATCCTTGTATACCAATTAGTATATGTCCTGGTAAATCATCTGCCCACGATTCAACCATTGCCTCACCAGTTCCACCATTACCATGTAACAGAATCGCAACTGGGTAAGGACCTGTACCAACCGTTGGCATTCCAACAGTAACTTCGTAATCATGGAATCCTTGATCCCAGTTCCTTGTAATTGTTAGATCACCTGCTGAACCTTCAACTAATGTCAATCCGCCTGTTCCCCCAGGTATATGATCGGCAGCAACGAATGTACTATCAGCAGTGTAGTTAGTAATAGAAGCTCTTAAGTTCTCGATGTCTGCTTGGTCGAATGGAGAACCTTGACCTTGGTCGTTGAACTTTCTTAAGAATCTTTGTTTAATAGATCCGCCTGAATAGGCTTTAAATATAAAGTCACCGAATAGTTTTGAACCTGCTAAGTGAACATTCTCTCTTAATAGTTTTTCATATTCTTGTAGCGGTAACGTTGATTTAATTTGATATGAATACTCTTGATAGAAATTACTATCTTGTATTCTCATTCCGGAATCAATATATTCTTGTTCGTATGTTGTTATGATATCACTAACACTGTATGCTATATTCTGTTGCGTAGGATACCAGAATTGACTCTTCATAGAAGGAACAACAATATCAGTCCATCTGGTTTGAACAGCCTCTGATGCAGTTCCATTCTTTATTAGTTGTAACTGAGTTCCAGTTGTACTACTGAATGCCAAACCTTGTTTATTTAAATCATATATTGGAAATCCATCCGAAGCTGTACTTAGTAACCAAGGTTCAACACCACCACTAAGACCAGTCACTACAGTTGTAGGATCAAGTCCAAATGCCATCGAAAGCGCGGCAAGTGCTAATCCATTTGTTGGTACTATAACATCGACGGTTGAAGAACTTAATTGTTTGAAACCACTTAAGTGAGAATTTTGTCCTGCCCAGTAGCCTGCAGTACTTCCTTGTGTTTCGGCTTGAACGAATCCTTCTACGATTGTATTTCCGTCCGCGTCTCTTAATTGACCTTTGCCTTGTTGAAACTCTAAGGTATCATAATTAACTAATACTGGGTCGTATCCAACATATCCAAATCCTGAATTAACAATCGCAACTTCTTCTACCTTTCCTACAGCAAATTCTGTTGTGGCTTGCATGATTGCGTTATCACCAAATCTTTTGTAATCTTCGAAGTCATCTTCAATAAGAGAAACATCAAAGGTATTAGCTGGTGAGTTAATTAATAAAATATCTTCGTCTGAATTAAGACCATAATAATTAAACGGTACAACAGTAATAAATCCAGCTGATTGGTCAATATCTTGAATCACTCCAGTAACATTAGAAGTAACACCTCGTATTCTATCTCCTATTGAGAAACTACCTGCGTCACCTGCATCGGAGAATAATATTTTTTGATTCTTACGATCAAGATTTTTAATTACAGAATCTTGAGGAAGAGCAAATACATCGTTCTTATAATTTGATCCTGGGTTGAGATTCTCAAACGCACCAATTCTTCCGATTGTTAAATCTTGAATATCAAACGCTTCATCTAACGGAGTAGAAATAAGAACAGGAGATGCCGTACCTGACATTGGAGTAATTGCTCCATAATCCGCTGCATCCATTGTTATTTGTAAATAAGGACTTATTGGATCTGTAATAACAGAAGCAACTGAAGTATCTGTTAAACTACTAACCTTTACGTCACTATTACTTCCTGTGTCGGCAAATTGTAAACCAGGTGATGTGGCATTGAGTTGTGTAAGCTGATTTTCAACGTCTGATAAATCAATTGTTAATCCTGAAGTTGCAGTCGTCACTATTTGAAGATCTTGCATTGTTTGGCCAGAAACCATTTTAAAACCAAGAACACTTTCGTTCTGTCCAACAATAGTACCTGTGTTACCTAATGCATCTGATATTGATTCTCCAATAATAAATTGCTGATCGTATCCTGTCTCTCCGTTATTTAAGATAATAGATTGGTCAGAAACAATTAACCTTGTGTTGGCTACTGTATAACCATAACCACCATCTTTTAATTCGTATTGAACTTCTCCTGAGACATCAGTTGAAACTTTAGTAACAATTGCCGTACCTGCGTAAGCGTTCTTTTGTCTTACTTCAAATACTTCACCAACCTTTCTGCTTGTTGCTGCGTTTGAGTCAGTGCTATCAACTTCAAACGATGATAGAGATCCGTTTGTTTTACCAAAGCTAACAACCTCTCCATTAATATTAGTAATGATATCTTCGTACTTTCTAAATGTACCTTGAATACCATCGAGATATATGACAGGAGTTTTAACACCATTTAAAACAAAGAAGTTAACTGATCGTACTGAGGCCTTTGCCTTTGTTACTGCTCCTTCAATGTTACGTGCTAATAAATCATAATATTCATATTCAGCACCTGTCTTAGACGTGAATAGATTATTATTTGGAAACATTTGTAAGTATACACCTTGCTTCCATTCTGAATCTGAAATCTTTTGCATCTTAGCAGAAGGATATGCGATTTCAATATCAAACTCTTGATAGAATATAGCAAAGAATAATTCAATACCTCGAGCAGTACCTTTTGCGCGATAAAGATCAAGTATATTTTTAACAATGAATTTAATAAGATCTGCTTTGAGAGGAAGGTCAGCAAGAAACTTTTTCTTGAAGAGTATAATCATACTCTCTAATGTTGAATCTATATCTTTTGTTTCAAATAAACGTCTTGATTGGTATAAATGCTGATTCTCTTGAGTTTCAGACCACTTATAATACTCCTCAACTAATTGAACAAGCTCAGGTCCATCTTCCCTATATATTGCTGGGAATTGGCGCTTAACAAAAAGCGATATGTTTTTTTCTATTTCACCCTGAGGCATTATTGTTCTCTCTTATTAATAAGCTGAGCCAGATCCTGTTGACGTTAATGTATTAGAAGTAGAGGCCGCGGCTTGCGTTGCAGTTGCTCTTCCTCCTGATTCATCCAGGTCCATAACTATTTTAATATCTGTGTCTCTTAATATAAAGACTCTTCCTTGCGGAGCTTTAATGTCGTTTTCAATTGTCTTTGCTGTTATCTTAATTGCTGAACCAGTAAACGCTTCTATTTTAAAGTTTGTTAATTTGACTTCACCTTTAATATAATCAACCGTTCCAGCAGCAGGATTAATAATTTGTGGATTAGTAACGTCATCTGTTATTATCATAATGTTTCCGTTACCATCGTCTTGTAAGAATACACAGAGACCATCAATATCAAATGGAGATGATTTAATCGCAGGTTTATAATTCGCAAAACCGTTTGCTGCTTTATAAGCGTATGGTCTAATTAAGCCACACTCAAATTTAAATGTTGGGTTAGTGTTAAAATTAAGAGGTGGTGAATATTCAATAATAGGAACAGCATGAATTTCATTACTTAATATACCTACATCCAACGTATCAATAATTCCTGATAGTTTTGATGATCTTAAAGTTTTATCAAAAGATTCTAAGTTGTCGTCTGAATATTTTTGTATTGCATTTCTTACAAGTAATTCTAAATCAGAAGCAGATTTCTCTGTATTCTTTTTACTGTAATTTACACTTACTTCCATATCAGCATAAACGAATTCAGTTTGTTTAAAGATTGGTTCAATACCTAATGGTGCTCTTTCTTTTAAATAAGCAAGATATGAATTAGATAATGTTGAAGATATGATTCTTGTATTGTCGTTTAGAAATACTGAAATCGCAACTCTACCAAATTGAGGTGGATCTAACTGTTCTCCACCATAAGCAGACACCGCTGTAATCTCAGGGAATGCTTGTTGTAATAATATTTCGTAATCTTTTGTTGTTACTGCTCGTTCTTGAACTTGTAATGCCTTAGGAGCAAAGTAACGAATGCTTTCCATTGATTCGCGTTCTTGTCCACCTACAGCTGCGGATACGACAGTGGCAGAGACGGTTCCGTTTTCACCAATAAATGTTTGACCGAAAGTATCTGCTCCATTTGGTTCTTCTCCTGAACAGATTCTATAACGTACTCTTACATCTTCAAACTCTTGAGGTTGTAAACCAAATTGATTCTTACCAAAGTAAATAGAATACTTTTCATCAAGATAAGGTTCAAGATAGAATACCTTGTCATCAGGTTTAACACCGTAAATTGTATTGGCTCTTTGGAATACGTTTGCATCGTCAGTTGCTTCTGCATCAACAAATACAACAATTGAATCTGTATCTACTTCATTGTTTGTAAGGAATACTCTAAGTACACCATCTGCATCAACAATAAATCCTTCTCTTTGGAAACTTGTTAACATTTCTCCTTCAAACATTTCTACATTTTGTACTTCAAATACACCAGGAGATGTTCTTCTTGCCGTGTATGATTGATCTGTTACAAAATTATAACTTTCTCCTTGATAGTTAGCAGATAAACTAAAGTACCGAGGAATTGAGATTGTTGAATCTGGCGTGACCGTATCTTCAATTCTTAAATTAACAATTGCCTTAGCAGATTTACGTGAACGAGGAATATAGTTTAATTCTTTTGCGTGTGAAACGATTGAGTTCTTAAGGACGGCAGAGTCAAGAAACATTTCGTTGAGCGCCATGTTCGTATAGAAGTTATTATTGTAACTATTAAAAGCAAGTACATCGAGTAAAGCAGACAGGTTAGAACCTTCAAAGTTATAATCCTTGAATTGTGTTTGCGTTTGAAGATATACCTTAAACTGATCTTTGATTCTTTCGAAATCTAATTCAGTAATTGGTGTTTTTGGATTTGCCATCTCTATCTATTCCTTTTTAATACAACGTCTAACTGTATTGGCTGTTCTATTTGTTTAACATAAAAAGTAATTCCAACAAATACCGAACCAGCATCGTTATCAGAACTTACAGCGACATTAATCAGCTCGGCTCTTGGTTCGTAGGTTTGTACTGTTGAAGTAACTCTGTCTTCAATTAATTTTAATGTACCGGGTGTTAAATTTTCAAATAACATTGCTCGAATATTGCCACCTATATAAGGTTGCATTAATCTTTCACCACGAT